ATTGCCAATGGCGAAAGCTAATTGTTTAATAGTTTGCTTTGGGTTTGGCTGAACATTAGGTTTAGCGCTAATCCACTCTATTAAAGCATTAATAAACTTAGCGCCTATGTGCTTAGGCTGTGAGCCAACGCCTGTCTGTAAGTATTTAAGGTATTTCGGGCCCCTAAGTTCAGCCTCTAGCTTCTGATTTGCTACTACTCTAAGCGTATTAGCTGCGTAGCCTGTAGCGTTTAGCCCTTTGCTTTTAATCTGCGCTATTAAATTGTCCTTAACATCTGTTAAAAACTCGCGATATTCGTTATTGAAATTAAGAGCATTCAAAAGTATCTCGAAATATAGGTATAGAAAAGCTGAGTTTCCACCCAGATAGCACCTCGCTAGTAATGTTTATAGATTCAATCGCCTCTAGTTCGTAGTCATCTATATAAGTGCTTAGAGCAATTATCCCAGAGGCGTTAAGTTTGTCCATCATGCCGTCGACTTTTGGCTTTAAAGCGTCTAAAATTACGTCTATTTGTGTGGCTGTGTCGTCCGTTCCTGTGCTTAATTTTAAGTAGTAAACTTCTACGCCGTACTCCATTAATACGTTATTTGTCTGGGCATACATTGTATTAGTAATCGTTGGTAAATTAGCATATACGCCCACGCCATTAGATAGGTCATAACTGCCCACCAATTCATTTAAGTCGTTTGGGTTCGCTGCTCTAAGGTAAGTCAACCCCTGTCCTTCTATTATGCTTTTTAGGGTTGTTGCGATGATGTTCATATTTAGCAAGTATTATAAAGAATATTGCTGTAAAGATAGCAAAAAAAAAGCCGAATATGAATGCGGCTAGCGTTACAATTATTGAAATACTCATGTTTTTCTTTGGATTTCTTGAGTTTTAGAGTTAACGTAACCCATTTCTCTGTTTAAAATAATTAAGTTATTGACGGTTATTAGTTCCATATCCCAGATATTATCATGTGTATATTGGGGATAAGTCTTGCAAAGCTGATCGATAAACATAAAGTCACCCCATTTTTCTAATCGTTTAGAACCCGCCATTTCATAAAAGCTATTCATTTTTGTTTGTTCTGCTGTGCTTGGTATTGCTTCCAATCGCTTAGATAAGTCCTCCTCAACGCGTTTAGTTTCCTCAAAAAAAAAACTGCCCAAGGCCATGCCATAATAATAGGCAAATTATCAATAGCCTTTTTTATTGGCTCTAGCTTAGCGCTGTCAAATTTACCATCTATTGAGGGTTGCGCATATATAGCGATAACATCAGACACTATTTCGCGCATATCTTCAGCGCCTTGTATTGCATTTTTAACCATTGCTTTTTGGCCATACCTTGCAAAGTTTATGTCTTTAGGGAATTTGATTTGATGACCTAAAATAGTTAGCGGCTTTCTAGCTAAGTGGTTTAAATCCTCTGGCATGTCTTTGATGCTCTGGTAAACGTGTTCAATAGCGGGGCTTAGGTCTGCTTCAGTGTTTTCTAAATATCCCAGATCAATGCCAGATAATACGCTCAATAATTCAAGGTCTGAAACGTTAGGCCTTAGCGCTGCCCATTGTTTGACCGTCAACTCCTCCCATGAATCGGGTATCTGACCGCCGATAATATCATCATCGTAATGAATTTTAAATCGTTTCATCGTATTGTCACAGCCCCCCTTAGTGCATAGCTTAGCGCGTATCTGGTAGCGTCAACCGAATGATTATTTAAATCTAGTGGCTCATCTGTAGGATCGTTTTGATCATCTAGTTTATACTTATACTCCCTAAATTCTTTGATGGTTTCTAGTGCCTCCTCATGTATAAATATTTGATGCGTTCTAATAAATCCTAACCCTTGTCTTATGGAATCTTTGCCCTTCTTAGCGGGCTTTATTCTTATGCCTCTGTTACGCAGTTCCTTTATAGTTCGCGGCTCATTATCCGCGTATACTTTATGAACGCCTATAGCGTGCAGTTCCTCGGCTATGTCTTTAATTAACATCTTAGTCCTAAAAAATACTTGCTCTATATATATGGCTTGGTCTACCTTTGTAACTTTCACGCAGACCGTTGGATCGTTATATCCAAAATCAATGCCGTAAAATACCTTACCCTGTGGCACATCTTGGCAAATGTTTATTTTCTCAAAGACTAGGTTTCTAGATTGTACCCAATTGCCGCGCGTGTATACGTTCCAAAGGTCTGTATCTGTTTTCTTTAAGCCCTCAATTTCCTTAACCATCTCTGTAGGGATATAGGGATTATCTTTGTAAGTGCTTACGTCTAGTTTGACGTCTTGATCTGGCCAATGTTGGCGGTCATCTTCTATGTATGTTTTACACCAATTTTCAATGCCCGCGGGGTTATAATCTAAGATACAGAACTTTTCACACCTCATTATTAACTGATTAAAAGCCTCAAAAGGTATTGTATTTGCCTCGTTTAAATAAAAAAATGTGTTTTGTCTACCTCTCAGCTTTGCGCTGTTTAGGTCGTCTGTACTAAAAAACTGAACTATCCTATTTTCAAACTCTAATTCAAGCAATGTCTTGCGATGGTCGACGTAATAATAGACGTCCATATCTTGCAGCAAATTAATAAACTCCTTATAAGCTGACGCCCTAAGTGCGGGTAAGGTCTCGCGAATTACTGAGAACGTGCCTTTGGGGACGTAGTCGTCACCGAAATAACCAGAGGCTAACCAGATGGCAATACCTTGCAATATTGAGTGAGTCTTGCTAGACCTTGCGCCGCCTCTGAATGCGTTAATCCTCTTTTGGCTTGTCCACAGGCTTTGAAATACTCGCGTGTGCCTCAGTCTTATAGTCCTCATATTCTATGATTATTTTTGCGTCGTTTTCTGGTACTAGAAAAGGTATTCTTTGGATCTTGGCTTTCTTAAATTCGAGCAAGTTCGCCCAAAATAAAAGCCTATCTTTCGGTGTTAAGTCGTGTATATCCTCTTCAACTTTTGCCTCCAACAGCTTCAGCGCTTCGTCTACGTTCATAATATCTAAGTCTTTTTAAAAATGAAATATAATTTTCTTTTCTTATCTTTTTTTCAAGGTATTCCTTTCGCGCTAATTCGTAGGTTATAAAAGGATCAATCGCGGGTTTGTAATAGTAATCTCTCAAAATCTTCTTGTTTTAGTGATACAATAGTCCCCATATTATTACGCTTATGATATACGACAGGGACTTTTTTTGTAGGCATCCTTTTTAATATATCGTGCAAGCTAGGTTTTAATTTTTCAACGGCCTTGCATTGTATATAAAAGTCTGTATTATCTATTATATCGACGCCTAAATCATCCATTCTTTTACTCTCTGATCTACTAGTTACAGCGTCATAGCCTAGTTCTTTTAGCCTGTTGACTATTTGCAACTCGTATGCGTGACCTTTTGCTCTGCTATTGATCATCGAAAGCTATAGCTAATTGGTTAACGTCCTCTTTTTTTATTATACCCATAGCTGTCTCCAAGATATCTAAACCACTCTCAAAGTCCACTAGGTTTCTAGCTATTTTAGTTTTATTCTGATCGCCTTTATAGTCGTTTAAATCAATCATATGAAATTCACAAAGGGTTTGAAATTCAGACAATAATTTACCGCCTCTCCCTATTTTAATGTCTCGGCAATTAATAATCAAAGGCAGTTTAAAGTTTGTCCAATACAAGTGCCGGCCTCTTTTTTGTGCTTTAATTAATGGATCATAATATGGAATGACGTTTTCAACCACATACTTGCCCTGGTAATGATGCTGTAAAAATAATATTTCTTGGTATAATTCCATACCCGGGTATATTGGTTTAGTTTGACCATGCCCCCCAAACCTAGCGCGACTATGGCTAGGGCATGGTGGGCTTGACCAAATAAAATCAAACTCTTTATAATGATCTAGAAGGTATTGGTGAGCATCTCCTATTATTACATTGTCATTTGGGAATCTCTCAGAATATAACCTAGCTAATTCCATGTCCAATTCTACAGCTGTAATATCATGCTCATCACCCCACTTATATCTATTGCCTCCTAGGCAAGCATATAAATTTAATATCTTCATTTCTGTGTGGTTACCTTGGCCAATGCTTCGCGCAAAGTAAGGGTTGAACGCGTTCCCGCGTCCCCCTTTCTATCCAAGTGAGCATTCTCGCGCTCTCTTGCTATCTTATCTAATTTATCCATTATGCTCTCACGTATCTGGGTAGGCGTTATCCTTCCAAATACTTTGACTTTTCCTGTTTTAAAGTCGTTTATCACGTCTACAAAAACAGAAAGCGGCTCGTATTCGAACTCTCTGTAAAAGGCATCCATCGTTGCCGTAAGCGCTTTGATATCGACGTCACTATATAAGTTAGCGACGCCGTACATAGCACCAGATAAAGCCATCTGAACCTCTCTTTTTTCCTCAGTTTCACGTAGTATAGTGGTTAAAGATGTATTCGAAAGCCTGTCGATGTCGGTTTTGCCTTGTCTGGATAATTTCATCGTAGTATGATTCATTAAATAAGTAGGTGAATGGATTTTTGCGATAGCGTTTATCTGGCGTAGATTCAACATAATTAACGACATGGAGAATACATTCTTGCCGCGTTACAGGATCGAGTTTCTGCCAAGCCCTTTCGCATTTTTTCCTCTCGATTTTTTTGTCGTATAAGTCCCAAAATTCCTCGAATGAAGGGCTATTAAGTGGTCTAGCTGTTCTCATCCTTCAAACGGGTCTTCTCCTGTAATTAATTTCTCTAATTTAATATTCATTAATTCAAACTCATACTT